TACCAAAGCACTTGGCCTAAGCGACTCGACAGGGTGTTCCCCTCATGGGATTACCTTGTTCCTGGCCCTCGGTTTTCCGAGGATCTGGATCGCATTGAGTTCCTGGATCCTGGCATGGAGATACCCGCTAGGGTTATCACTGTGCCTAAGACGCTCAAGACACCTCGTATTATCGCCATCGAGCCTACTGCTATGCAATATGCACAGCAGGGTGTTCGTGAAGCGATTTACGAAGAGGTCGAAGATGACTTTCTTCTTCGATCCTTTATCGGTTTCATGGACCAGAGTCCTAACCAGATTCTGGCTCAGAAAGGTTCCCTTACGGGCAACCTTGCAACACTCGATTTGAGTGAAGCTTCCGATCGTGTCTCGAATCAGCTGGTTCTTGAGTTGACCCGCGAACACCGCCTCTCAACAGAGGCGTTGCAAGCTTGTCGCTCAAGGAAGGCTGATGTACCTGGTTTTGGCGTTCAACGCCTTGCCAAGTTCGCATCTATGGGATCGGCTCTCTGCTTTCCTATCGAGGCGATGGTGTTCCTAACCATCGTCCTCTTGGGGATTGAAGAGAACCTCAACCGTCCGCTCTCCCGACGTGATCTACATGACCTCGTTGGGAAGGTGCGCATCTTCGGAGACGATATTATCGTCCCCGTTGATACGGTGCGTTCCGTTGTCGGGCAGCTCGAAGCTTTTGGGTTTCGAGTCAACCGTAGCAAGTCATTCTGGACTGGAAAGTTCAGAGAGTCTTGCGGTAAGGAGTACTATTCGGGCCATGACGTTAGTATTGTCAAGGTCCGTCAGTTGCTTCCTACACAACGGAAGGACGTAAGTGAGCTAGAGGCGACTGTTGCTTTCCGTAATCACATGTACTTTAGTGGTTACTGGGCAACGGCTCGCTATTTGGATGAGCTTCTGGAGCGAATCTTGCGATTCTATCCAGTTATTCATCCTACTAGCCCACTGCTCGGCCGTCACTCGTTTCTCCCATATCAAGCGGAGAAACTTGATCCTCATCTTCATAGTCCTTTGGTTAGGGGCTATGTCGTTAAGGGTAGGCCACCCAGAGATCTTCTGGATGGCCCTGGCGCCTTGCTCAAGTGGTTTCTTAAGCGCGGCGATTTGCCATTCGCCGACAGAGACCATTTGGAACGTTCTGGACGTCCTCAGGCCGTCGACATCAAGCTGAGGTACGGCAGCCCCTACTAAGGGGCTGTGCGGGGCAACCCGCCGGGGGAGACTAGCTCCGATCTTCTCGATCGGAGCAAATCACCTCACGGTACTTTCGCTCGTGGCTTTGCTGCGTGTGACTGTGCCGTAGGGAGGTGCACTTGGCAGTG